CACGTTCGGCAAGATCCCGCTCTACACGATCTACTTCAAGCAGACCGGCTTCATGACCGCCGATCCGCCGCTTGAAGATCTCGCGTGGCTGAACCTTGAGCACTGGCAGAGCAGCAGCGAGCAGCGCAACGTGTTGCACATCGCGCGTGTGCCGATCCTGTACGAGCGCGGCGCGGTGACTGCGCCGGGGCCGGACGGCAAGCCTCGCAACGGTGCCGTCGTGATCTCGACTTCGCGGGCGCGGCAGACCTCGCGCACGCCGTCTGAGGCCGACTTGCAGTGGGTCGAGGTTGGCGGGAAGAGCATCGAATCTGGCGCGGACGATCTGGCAAAGATCGAAGAACGGATGCAGGTGCTTGGGATGCAGCCGCTCGTCGAGGCCAGCGCCAAGACCGCGACCGAGATCGGTGCGGGCGAGGCTCGGACGCACAGCTCGATCAAGGCGTGGATCAGCGCTCTCAACGATGGCTTGTACGAGGCCTACTGGATGGCGGCGAAGTGGATCGGGCAGGAGCTGCCCGACGAGTTCCGCGTCGCCGTGTGGGACAAGTTCGAGCTGGAGGCCCGCAGCGACTCGGACATGATGCACCTGCTCCAGATGCGGGCGAGCGGCGATATCTCGCAGAAGCGGCTGCTGATCGAAGCCAAGCGGCGCGGCAAGTTCGGCGAGGACTTCGACGTTGAGGAAGAGCTTGAGGAGTCGAACGAGAGCGAGATGCCGGGAGCGCCGACGCCTGAACAGCTAGCCCAGCTGGCGCAAGTTCGCGCATCGCGTGGGCAACAAGTGGAGGTCGAGGCCGAAGAGGAAGAGGAAGTCGAGGAGGCTTCGTAAAATGGAAGGCCAGACCGTCACGCTGTCGTGGGAGATGGTGCTCGGCATCGTGACGCCCGTGGTCGGCGCAGGTGTTTGGGTCGCCAAATGGATCGTCGCTCGCAGCGACAAGGACCGCGACGAGCTGCTGCGCCGCATGGATCTGGAACGCGCCGACGCCGCCGAGGATCGCAAGGTGCTCAAGGAAACGATGCACGCGCTCAAGAATGCCGTGCAGATCGCATCCGGCGACGGCGAGCTAGTCGTTCAACGCCTCGGCGAAATCACCGCATCGCAACAACGCATCGTCTGGGCGCAGGAACGGATCCTTGCGCTCGTCGAAGCACGGCAACAGGACAAGGAGCGAGCATGACCAAGAAGGCCGGGAGTGAGGCTTTCGACGTTCGGAAGTGGGCCAAGGAAAGCAAGGTGCAGAACGCGCGGCGGTGCATGATCTGCACGATGCCGAAGCAAGCCATCGACGCGGTCAACATGATCGGCGAGATGCGCGTGAAGGGCGAGACCGAGGTGTCGCAGCCGATGGTCGCTCAGATGCTGCTTGAGCGGTTTGAGATCGAGGTCGGTGTCGGCAGCTTGCAGCGTCACTACCGCAGCTGCGAGATGATCCACTGGGGGACGGCGACGAGGCTGCGCAAGTGAAGGACGTGCGCGACTGGGCCAAACGCGCAGGGGCCGACGAACGCGCAATCGCCGAGTTGCGGCGCGTGAACGAGGATCTGCGGCGCAAGCTGCTTTCTCAAGGCGGGCAAGGCGGGCTGATCCTCGAAGCCGTGCAGCAGTCGTTCGACGGGTACGAGCCGCCCGCGATCCCGACGCCCAAGGCTGGCAAGCGCAGGCCTGAGTTCGAGGTCGCGGTCGCGCACCTGAGCGACACCCAGTTCGGCAAGGTCACGCGCACGTACCACAGCGGCATCGCCTTCGCTCGCGTGCAGGAGTTCGCCGACCGCGTGGTCAAGTGCATCGAGCGGCACCGTGAATACGCGACCGTCGAGGAAGTGCACCTGTACCTTGGCGGCGACATGATCGAGGGCGAGCTGATCTTTCCGGGTCAAGCTCACCTCATCGACCAGAGCGTGTTCGACCAAGCGGTGCGCACGTGCCCTGACGCAATCGCTCGCTGCATCCTGACGCTCGCCGCGTGCGTGCAGAAGGTGAAGGTGATCGCGGTCGCGGGCAATCACGGTCGCCCTGGCTCAAAGCACGCCGGATCGCACCCGCGCACGAACTGGGACCGCGTGTGCTACGAGGTTGCGCGAATGATGCTGGGCAAGCAGCCGCGCGTCGAATGGCACATCGCCGATGACTTCTTCGCAGTCAACAACGTGCTCGGCCACAAGCACCTGATCGTGCACGGGCACCAGATCCGAGGCGGCTTCGGCGGCTTCCCGTTCTATGGCGTGGGCAAACGCGCGTGGGGCTGGATCGACGCTATCGAGGAGGAATGGCATCACCTCTACTTCGGACACTTCCACACGATGACCACGGGCAATCTGAACGGGCGCTGGTGGTTCGCCAACGGCACGACCGAATCGGACAACGACTACGCGCGCGAAGAGCTGTCGGCATCCGGCGTTCCTGTGCAGCGCTTGCAGTTCTGGAATCACGAACATGGCCTTGTCGCAGACCGACCGATCTACCTTCGCACGGGCTTGCGAGCGCGACGTGGCAAGGGTGCCGACCGCGCGTGAGCAGCTGCACGCGATTGAGGCTCGGCTCCGTCGTGAGCTGCCGCTCAACCGTCGAGCCAAGGTCGTGCACTCCAAGCGCATCACCTACGAGTACGGCTACTGCCAGCTGGATCGTCGCGGATACCGCATCGTGATCAACCTCCGCATCGCTGACGCTTGGTCGCCGCGAGGCCGCGCGTGCACGGTCGGCGAGTTGACGGACACGCTCTGCCATGAATGGGCGCACGCGCTGGCGTGGCAGAGTGGATCAACGCGCGAGGATCACGACGCCGCGTGGGGCAGGGCGTACGCCAAGGTCTATCGGCTAGTCTGTGAAGCATGAGCCAGCAGGAAGAGCGCTTCGACGCCAAGCCCAAGACCGTCAACGACAAGCTCGTTGCCGAGTGGCTGAAGCACGCGCACCGGCTTGAGCGCTTGAGCGCGTCCGAGGCGAAACGCATCGAGGACTTTCTCAAGCGCGACGTGCTGCCCGACTTGATGGGCAAGCTGACTACGCGGCTGGAACGCATCACGGCACGCGGCTACGACACCGGCGTGGACACGACGCGGCGCTTCAAGGAACTTCGGCAGCAGATCCTCGACGTGGTAGACGAGGGCATCCAGCAGGTCGCCAAAGAGAACGTCAAGTCGCTGGAAGATCTAGCGGTCTACGAGGCCAAGTGGCAGCAGAAGGCGCTGCAAGAAGCGCTGCCGGTCGAGCTTGAGCTGGAAACAAAGATGCCGGCGCCGGCGAAGCTCAAGGCGCTTGTCACCGAGCGACCCGTCGCGGGCTACGGCATCGAGGAATGGTTTGACAAGCTCTCGGTCGAGACCACGGACCGCATCGAGCGCGAGGTGCGCATCGGGCTTGCCGAGGGCGAGAGCGTGCCCGACATCGCCAAGCGCATTCGAGGCTCGGCAGAGCTGGATGGAACGGACGGCGTGTTCGAGGTCACGAACAGGCACGCCAAGGGCATCGCTCGAAACGCCTCGATCCACGTCTCGAATCAGGCGCGGCAGGAGTTTGCCGCCGCCAACTCGGACTTGATCGAGGAAGAGCAGTGGGTCGCCACGCTCGACACGCGCACCTGCCCAAAGTGCGGCGTGCTCGACGGCAAGAAGTTCCCGGTCGGCGAAGGCCCGATGCCGCCAGCGCATCCGCCGGGGCCGTCGGGTGGCGCTTGCCGCTGCGCTCGCGTTCCCGTCGTGCGCCCGCTGTCCGAGATCCTTGGGCGCAAGAAGCGCGGCGAGGGCAAGATCACGGCGGGCACGCGCGAGTCGATGAACGGCGCGGTGGCTTCGACCACGACCTACGAGGAGTGGCTGAAGAGCTTGCCGCAAGCCGACCTTGAGGAAGCGCTCGGCAAGACGCGGGCTGAAGCCTTCGCGGCTGGCGAGCTGAAGCTGTCCAAGATGGTGGACCAGAGCGGGCGGCAGCTGTCGTTGCAGCAGCTGGCCGAGTTGGAGCGCATCGACCTTGAATAGCAGGACCGATCTGGTAGTTCTGGAAGTGTCGCTGGGTGATCTGGCGACCACGGCGTGACGCCGAATCACAACCCGAAACACGAATGGCAAAGCCCAAGACTCTCATCACCGACGCCGAGTTCGCTGCCCTGCCTGAGAGCGTGACGCTCTCTCGCTCCGAACTCTACACCAAGACCGAGGACGGCTACGTCCTGAACGCCGAGCCTGTGAAGGGCTGGGACATCAAGCCTGTCGAGAAGCTGATGGCGGCTCTCGGTTCTGAGCGCACGACCCGCGCGGAACTCGAAGCAAAGATCAAGGCGCTCGACGGCCTCGACCCGAAGGCTGCGCGTGATGCGCTTGCCAAGGTCAAGGAGTGGCAAGACTCGCCGCCGGAAGCGCGAGCGAAGGCTCAAGCCGAGGCGCTGCTCAAGGAAGCGCAGTCGAAGTACCAGCAGGAAACGTCGCGGCTGCGCGGCCAGCTCGAGCGCGAGCTTGTCGAAGCGAAGGCCCGCGAAGCACTCGCCAAGCACAAGGGCAACGTCGATCTGCTGCTGCCGCACGTCAAGGGCCGCATCAAGGCAGAGATCGAATCCGACGGCGAGCTTCGCGCGTACGTGGTCGATGCCAACGGCAACAAGGCGCACGTGATGGGCAAGGACGGCTCGATGCAGCCGATGTCCATTGAATCGCTTGTCGAGCAGATGCGCGGCCAAGACTCGTACGCTGCTGCCTTCCAAGGCTCCGGCGCGAGCGGCGCTGGCACGCAGACTGCGCGTGGTGCGGGCGCTCCGAGCGGCTTCACGATTTCGGCCACGCAAGCGCGAAACGATCCGCGCGCGTATCAGGCCGTGCGCGAACGCGCGATGGCGGCTGGACAGCAAGTCCAGATCACGCAGGACTAGAACACCGACGAGGCCTGTCGCCTCGACGGACAAGCGAGCAGCGTGACGCTCTCGCGCAGCGACCGAGGAGTGATTCCGAGGAGCTGAGGACCGACACTCAAAACCAAATAGGCGGGCACAGTCCCGCAAGGAAGCACTCTCATGCCGAACGTTCTCGGCTACTACGATCCGGCGTTCTACGCCAACGAAGCGCTCATCTTCTTGAAGAAGGGCCTCGGCTTCGCGTCCACCGTCCACATGGGCTTCGATGATGAGCGCCGCGCCTTCGGTCGTGGCGATGTCATCAACATCCGCCGTCCCTCCACGTTCACGGCTGCTGCCGCTCCTTCGACCGCTGCCGACGCGGCGACGGAGAGCGTGCAGATCTCGCTCGATCAGTGGTACGAGGTCAAGTTCAAGCTGACCGACAAGGAACTCGCCTACACGGGCGAGCGCATGATCACGGAGCACATCGAACCCGCCGCGTACGCGCTGGCGGACAAGATCGATCAGGACGGCTGCGGCCTGATCAAGCAGATCGGTGGCTTCGCCAACGTCAGCGCCCCGGCTGATGAGACGAACGTCACGGAAGCGCGTCGCATCCTCATGTCGCAGAACGCGCCGATGAGCGACGCGAATCGCTTGTCGTTCATGATCTCGCCGACCGTCGAGAAGCAGCTGCTGGATCGCTCGTCGTTCTCGCAGTGGCAGGGCTCGGGCACGGTTGGTCAGGCCACGAACATCACCGGCGCTCTCGGTGGTCGCTTCGGCTTCGGTCGCATCTTTGCGAACCAGAACGTCCCGGCGCACACCGCTGGCACGTGCAACGACACCGCGCTGCAAATCAACAACGCCGCCGGTTACGCTGCTGGCACCACGACCATCAACATCGACGCCGCTGATGCCAGCGTGACCGGCACGCTCGTCCCCGGCGACATCCTGTCCATCGGTGGCAAGCTGTACGCAATCACCAACACCACGACGGCTGTGTCCAACGCCTTCACCGGCGTCACGATCACTCCGGGTCTGGAAGCGGCGGTTGTGGACAACGCTGTCGTGACGGCGACCGTGACCTCGGTCATCGCGGAAAACGTCGCGTACCACCGCGACGCCTTCGCGCTGGCGATGGCGCGTCTCCCCGACTACAGCAACAGCGGCCTCTTCGGCACCGCTGCGCTGGGTGCTCAGGTCGCGTCGGTGCAGGATCCCGTCACGGGCCTCGCCATGCGC